ACCCATAAATATAACCGACTGGGTGAACCTTTGGACTTCAACTACAAACGTAGAAACAACAACGAACGCAATGGCATTAATGGATTCTCGCAGTGGAGCAATAGGACAAACATCTAAAGCAGTCGCAGCTTGTCATTACATCGCAGTTCGAACATTCACAGTAACAGGCACAACACTTACATAAAATGGCAACATACAAATTCCCACAATTCAACGTAAGCATAACAGACCCTTCTGTAGAAGTGGTAAACGTAACGGATAACATCGGACAAAAGACTTGTTCGGCTTCTGTACTATTAACAACCGACACAGCAGAGTTCGGAGTTCAATTCGATGGCTTTACCTATGTAGACTCTTGGGAGGACTCAGAGATTATCGACTGGGTTAACAAGGTTGAACTACCTAAATACTTGGTGTAATGGCAATGACCAAGATAGCCGAGCCGTTTGACTTTAGTCCTGCATACAATCCGTTGCGGTTTATATACGATTCTACCAACAAGAATGAGGACGGCTTTCGGTATATCTTTGACGTTTACGAAAGTGGCACATCAAACAAGATAGGAGAGTATAGGGTACTACCTAACATCTCAGGCTATGGCGAACTAGACCTATCTCCGTTATTAAGTTCAAAGGTTACGTTTACTTTTCAGTATGGAACAGAGGACGCTGTAGCTACTGACTCATTCTACAAGTACGATGTCAAGATAGGAGAAGAGTATATTGTTCGGGTGGCTTATACGTCATCTCTTACAAACAACTCAGGCAACGTAAGGATAACAGCTACTCATTCTTATCAAGTCGGTGATCAAGTGTTAATTGCTCAAGCAGATGGAGGTATAGCTAATCCACAGCTTGAAGGGTTGCATACGGTGGTAAGCATCACAGGCACTACTGACTTCACGGTTAGTGCTTTGTGGGCAGATGTAACGAACGCAACTATTGACGGCACGGTGCAGTATGCAGATAACAGAAAGACGATAACTAGAGACCTTATAACAGAGAGTAACAAGTATGTCTTTAATGGTGCGTTTACTCATAATGGTTTTGCTTCATACGGAGAGGATAACTATATCCTGACGATGAACAATGACTTCTTTTTAACCTACCAACCTCAGACGTATTACATCACAGAACAGCAGGAGGTATTCTTTAACCTATGCACAGCAGGAGTAACTACTGGCTTTATAGTCTTTGAGAATAGCGGAGGTGACATATTGAAGTATGCAGCCAATGCTAACAGCTATGTCTTTCAAGCCAATGTCGGAGCAAGCGCAAACCCTGCTATAGTGGTTAGTGGTACAGCAGGACACATTAAACCGACCACAGAATGGTATGACGTTTGGTATACTAACTCAGCAGGTTCTCAGTATTCAGCTAAATACAGATTCTACATTGACAGACGTTGTAGGATAGAGGACTATCAGATAATCTTTTTAGATAGGCTAGGTTCGTTTAGTTCGTTTGCGTTTCAGCTTAGAGCCTACGAAAGAGGTGTAGTAAGTAGGGACTCCTATAACCAAAGGCTTGAAGGTTATGTAAGTGGTTCAAGGTGGAACTACTCAGTACAGGAGCAAGGTATGAAGGTCTACAAAGCTAGTGTTGAAAAGACAATGGAGTTAAACACTAACTGGATGACTGAAGATATGGCAGAATACTTTGAGCAGTTACTTACTTCTCCGATGACTTTCTTAGATGGCTATCCTTGTTTAATTACAGATACTAGTTTTGAGGTGGAGAAGCAGAGAAACAAGAAACTCATTAAAAAGACGGTCACAATTAAACTAGCAAATACAGACGCTATAAATGTCTAATGTTACTATACAACTAGCCACAGGCTACCTTGACGTAAAAGATGGTTCAGCTTTTCCTATCAATTTAGGAGTGGCAGAGATTCGTGACGTTTCAAAGCGTTCAGGTACTACGTCAAAAACTATTACGTTAAGTGGTACTAAGAATAACCACGATCTTCTTAACCATTACTACGATGTAAACATTCAAGAGGGCACGTTTAACATAAACACCTTAACAGAGTGTATAGTGTTGCAGAACGGATTGCCTATTATTGAGAATGCCTATATTCAGTTACTGGCTGTAAACAAGAAGCAGAACACAGCAAGCATTGAAGAGGAGATAGAGTATGAGGTAATGGTTAAGGATTCTCAGGCAGACTTCTTCACCAAGATAGACAATAAGGAATTAAGTGACATAGACTTTTCAGACCTTGACCACACTATCACAGCAGCTAACGTAGTAGCTTCTTTCAGTAACACGGTTACGGATGGCTACAAATATGTTTTAGCAGGTAGCCAAGATAACATCTACCCACTAAAGGAGATGCGACCTGCAATATACGCAAAGACTTATTTCGATAGGATATTTGAAGGCGCAGGTTTTCAGTACACTTGGAATACTTTAACTGCTGCACACTTTGATAAGTTGGTTATACCTTTCAATGGTGACGTTATCAACTACGATTATACAGACTATAACGTAGAAGAAACGAAAGCTGTAACTATTACTAGTTCTTATAGTAACTTCAAATGGTCTACGTTTACTTCTCAGATAATTAACTGGACTGAGGTACTAGATAATCAGAACTTATTCAACCCATCACTAGGTGAATACGTTGTCCCTTTCGCTATAACGGGTGGTGACAATATTACATTCACCTTTGATCTTGAGTATGACATTAACGCTATAAATTCTACAGGTGCTACTGCTTACCTTGTAGATATGCAGTCTAGTCCTACGGTAAAAAGCTACACTATCAGACCTAAGGTATACGTCTTTAAAAATGGTGGTGGATATATTACTTCGGGCTTGCAGTTTACAGGCAGTCTAATCAATGAGGGACAAAGCTACGCTAACGGCACAACGAACATAGTAAACAATACTACTAACACCGTGAGTATACCTGTATCGAACTTGGTTACAGGTGACTTACTAGAGTTTTACTATGGCTTAGAAATCACGTCTAATCAAACAGGAAACAATCAAGCTATTTTCAGAAGCGTTAACTCACCTAGCGGTGGCTCAAATGTGAACGTGAACCTACAGCTTGACGTTATTGCTTCTACTCTATCTGCTTCTATATCTTCTAGTACTTTGGCTAGTGGCTCTGAAATGCAGTTAAACAGGTATGTACCTCAGAAAGTAAAGCAAAAGGATTTTATCAAGTCCATCTTTACGATGTATAACCTTTATACTGAGGTAAACCCTAGCGAGCCTAACATATTAATACTATCTCACAGAGATGACTACTACGATTCAGGAGCAGAGACAGATTGGACTTACCTACTAGCTAAAGAACGGGATCAGGTGCTTCAATTCTTACCTGAATTATCTAGTAAAAAGATAGTACTTACTTACAAACAAGATTCAGACGAACCAAACAAAATCTATCTTGACACGGTTAGGGAGGTATACGGACAGGTAGAGTTCACATTTGACAACGAATATGTAAAGGGAGTAGATACAAAAGAGTTATTGTTTAGTCCTACTCCGATAATGCAAACGGTCTTTGGTGCATATGTTCCTATGTTAGCAGGTGCAAACCCGAAAACCAATATCAGAATACTTCACGATGGAGGAGTGGGTACTTGCCAGCCATATAATATCTATGACTACGGAACAACAGGACAGACGAACATAACAACCTACCCTATTATCCACCATTGGGATGACCCGTTAAACCCTAGTTTTGATATTAACTTTGCGACCTGTGACTATTACTACTACGGAGGCTATGAGGTAACTAATAACAACCTTTACAACCTTTATTGGAGACGAACAATAAGCCAAATAAACACAGGCAAGATGTTGACTGCTTACTTCGACTTGAACGAAGCAGATATTCAGAGCCTACGTTTAAACGATAAAATCAGAATAGATAATTCGTGGTGGTTTATTAATAAGGTTATTGACTACGATCCAAACGTCAAGCAGTTAACTAAGGTGGAGTTAATGAGTATTGACACCGAGATAGACTTTGTAAGGTTCGACAAGCGACCAATAACATACAAACCAAATAAGAGCCAGTATAATCAAGCAGTAGGTGAGATTTTCAGACAGCGTTCTTTAACATCTAATACGTATGGTCAAGGTTCTGATGTACTTATCAAAGGTATTAATAACACAACACTACCTTCGACAAGAGGCTTCATAGAAGGAGATGGTAACATCTTAGAACAGGATGGTATAATAACCACTACTGAAGGTCAGAACTTTGCTAATACTGATTTAACTTTTGATGACAATAGAAACCACGACCAAGCAGGTTACTACTTGTTATTGTCTAATGGTACTACTTTCTTTATTGAGAACCCTGTAACGATTATAGATAACTCATCTTCTCAGGCCGCTATTGATATTCAAAAGGACTCGCTTACTGACCCTGCTTTAAGGCTTGAGGCTATAAATGGAGTAGCTTTAAAAATAGTAGACGGAGGTCTTCAATACAGATACTACTTAGACGCAAACCCAACCGTAAACATAACTACTAATTATCACATAGTAGAGGTTTCAAATATAGCAGCAACGGTTAACCTACCTACTGCTGTTGGTTATGAAGGTCTTTCTTTTGTAATTAAATACACAGGAACAGGAACAGCAACCGTAGACGGAAACGGAACGGAGACAATAGACGGAGCGACCACTAGAGCGTTAATACAAAATGAGTCTATTGAAATAGTTTCTAATGGTTCGAATTGGTTAATTATATAATATGAGTTATACACCATTAAAAACGATAAACGGGCAGTCCATAAAAGGTACTGGAGATTTAACTATAACAGGCGGTGGAGGTGTACCTTATACGGGTGCAACGGGTAACGTAGACTTAGGTGAATATGGTCTAAGCGGTGGCTTTATAGAACTAGACACTACACCAACAGGAACACCTACAACTCAAGGTACTATCTCTTGGGACGTAGACCACAATACTGCACAGCTAGTAATGAATGGTACTACGGGTAGAATAATGGAGGACGTTTTCTACATTGCTAAAAATCAAACGGGAGTAACTATACCAAAGGGAACGGTAGTACGTGCAAATGGTACTTTAGGCTCTAGTGGTCGAATTCTCATAACACCATTCTTAGCAGATGGTACTTTCGATTCAGAGTTTGTTATGGGTGTAACATCTGAGGCTATCCTTGACGGAGCGGATGGTATGGTTATGCACTTCGGACAGATCAAGAACTTCAACACTTCTACTTTTGTAGATGGAGATATTCTATACGCTTCTTCTACGGTAGCAGGTGGGTTTACTACTACATCACCTTCTGCACCAAATAACATTGTTTTGGTAGCTATTGTTATCCACGCTGCTGTGAATGGTATTATTCAGGTAAGACCAACGCTAGGCAATAACATAAACAAAGACGAAGGTGTTATTATTACTTCACCTACCAACGGGCAGATACTAACGTATAACAATACTAGCGGTCTGTGGCAAAACACGAACGCACCAATAGGACTAACGGACGGAGACAAAGGAGATATAACCGTTTCAGGTAGTGGTGCAACTTGGACTATTGATAATGCAGTAGTCGGAGTTTCTAAACTATCCGCAACGGGTACACCTTCAGCGACAACCTTCCTGCGAGGGGATAACACTTGGGCAGTTCCGAACAATACGAACCCCGAAGGATGGACTACAATAGTAAAGAGCGCAAACCAAGATGTGACGAATAACGCAACTTTACAAACAGATACTGACCTTCAATTCTCAGTTGTGGCAGGTGGGCATTATATGATGGAACTTGATATTTGTTATTCGGGAAATAATACAACGGGAGATTATCAATTTGGATTAAGAGTAAGTGCTGGAAATATGAAAGGACAAGGAAATTTTTTAGCATATTCTACAACAGGTGTTATAACCAACGCAAGTTTGGCTGCAAATAGTGCAATCAATACAAATTCTCCGCAGTTAGGTGTGAACGTAGCGGATTTGGATTCACTGCAATTTTTAAAGATAGTGTTTCCTTTTACGGCATCAGCAAATACAACTTTGTTATATCAATTTTCAAACGCAGCAGCAGGAGCAGGAAGAACATCACGAACTTGGAAAGGCTCAATATTAAGATATAAAAGAATAGACTAAAATGGGAATACTACTACAACCAAACACGGAACTAATAAAGATACACGGAACGGATATTGAATTAACTTCGGTTTATACTCGGATTGAATTTGTCGCACACCCTGACGGCTTGACCATCTCAGTTAACTACAAGACGTATTTAGACCACGATCACTTCTTAACTAATGACTGCGTACATACATCTATTCATTCAATGGAGTTTAGCTTTACTATCTTAACTACTGAAGAGCAGTCTTTGGTAGTAGCTTTAAACTACACGAAAGATAGATTCATAGAGATGGGTTATTCAGCTAGTATTATTTTGTAATTTTAACATATGGCAAAGCAATTTAAAGTAGGATATAAGACAAGGGCAAAACTTCAACGTGCGATTCAACAGCAGATTCAAGCGAAGGGTCTAGTAGATACCTATGCACTAAAAGACTCCGTTCGTGTATCGTCCACTACAGGAGACCTAAATCAGTTATACGTCACTATAAACGCTGTTTACTATTATATGTTTTTAGACAAGGGTGCAGACCTTTGGAATGGTGGTATAATTGACCCTTACGATATTACTCAAGATGCACTAGCTTCTCCACTTGGTCAGCAGTTTCAAAAAGAATGTGTAGATGCTTACGTTGAATGGATGCTAGCGAACTATCCTATCCTTGATGTTGGACGTATTGCAGTAGATAAACTGAAAGTAAATATTAAGTACAACCTTTACGGAGATGAGTCAGGCAAATGGAACGGGTTCTTTGACTTTTAAACCTGTAACTCATATTTCATAGACATAAAATTCAAAACCATAATTAAAGGCAGGTCAGTAATTTGGTCTGCCTTCGTTATGTCTTCGCCTGCTAAATCGTAAATCACTTTTTCCCACCCCCACTTTTTAAACTTCTGCTCTTCTTGTTCTTCTTTCAAGTCTTCGGGGTCTAGGTCTTCACCAGTATCTTCTACGTCAGGCATAAACAGATTTTCATAACTCTGCATTAACTCAGCACGAAATTTAAGATATTCAGATATTACTCCGTATGTATTTGTTATGGTTTCGTATTCAAATAGGTAGGCACGATCAGAAGGATTGAATCTATAAGGCTCAAACGTCTCTACTCCCCATTCATTAACTGACTTTTTCCTATAACATAAAGCACAGATATTGGTTAAATTACTAACAAAGTCATTAGAGAAATAATACTCCAAGTCTATAAACTCGCCTAACTTCAAAAGCATAAACGGCTTAAAGTGTAAATCATTTATCTTTTCGGTTGCAGACTTCGAAGGCTCTCTTCTCAGAAAGTTCAACTCATAGATATAGTCTACCAACTCCTCAGGAGATAGGTCTTCTAGTTCTTCAGGGTCGGTATCTGTCACGATACTAAGCACCTCAAGGTTATACAAAAAAAGAGAACCAAAGTCCTCTTCTTTCAATGCTTTCAACTCAATAAATTGGTTAGTCGTTAGACTCCCCCAGTTCTTCGGTAACTGCATTCTTTATTTGTTGGGTTGTTTTGGTCAGCTTCTCTAGTACGTCAATGATGTAAGGTATGACAAGGCTAGAAGGTTGTTTCTTGAATAAAGCTGTTTTATGTTTAATATGTGCAGGTGCATAGTGTTCTGTTTTACTAAGATCAGCACGTTTGTAAATAATAGCAAGAGTCTCAGAAGCAAAGTTTCCGTTATTCTGTTTCCATACTTTCTCTATCATTCCTAAGTCCCTAACCCCTATAGACTCTTTAGCTTCGTAAGTATAGCCGTCTATCTCTATATTAAGCACCTTTTCTTTAGGGTGTGTAGGTTGATCGTTCCAGTTTGCTATAAGTTGGTAAAACTCCTCCATTTGCATATCGTCAAATACGGACTCATCTACTCCTAAGTACTTGAATTTCTCTATCCACTTTTCTATCTCATCTAATTCTTGATTAGATGTTATAAAGTTAATTCTGTCGAACTGCTCTATCGTCAATTCGTGTGGTTCATTCGGTATATTATACCCTGCAATCTCTACCATAGCTATCAATTTTTACCCAAAGATAAAAAAACTTTGTTAAAAAACTAACAAAATATTAAATGAATTACAATTAGTTTAAATGGAAGAACTTCCAACGTACAAAATAACAATAGACGAAGACTATAACGATGGCACAGAGCCACTCGGGATAGATGCTATTGCCTTTACTGCAAACCCTGCCGTTCTTGTTAAGGGTGTTGCGTTCTCATCTCAGAAAAAACTAGCTTTTGCAGACGATAAAAAGTATCGTATTACTGCGCCTGCTATGATTCCTATGGAGATTTATCGCAGAGACGATGAGATGGGCGAGTACTACGTAGAGTTTACAGAGCAAGAGATAGACACGATATTCAAAGACTTTATGCAAGACCTAAATAACAGGGACTTGTTTAATCTTGAACACGAAGGAGAGAAGATAGTACCTGCTTACTTGCTTGAGGCTTGGTTAGTAGACAACCCAAACACGGATAAGGCAAAGACCACCTTTGGTATTGACGTACCTAAAGGAACATTGATGGTTACTGCACAGGTAACTGATACAGAATACTATAATTCTTTAGTAGAAAATAACGCTATAGGCTTTTCTATTGAAGGGTTTTTAGGTCTGAAACTAAGCAACCATAAACACAAATATATGCAACTACCTGACGGAGAGCATCTGATCGAAGGTAAAATCTACGTTGTAAAAGGCGGAGAAGTTATCGAAGTGAAAGAAGCTGAAGAGGTAGCTATGGCTGAAGAAACTCCAGTAGAAGCTGAAGTTGTAGAAGAAGAAATAGTAGAAGAAGAGGTCGCAATGGCTGAAGAGACTCCTGCTACAGAAATGGCTGTTGACCCTGCTGCTGACGCAGAGGCAATTATGGCTATTGTTACTCCTATGATTGACGAAAAGATTGCTGAGGTTTTGCAAGTTATAGCTGACCTAAAGAATGAACTAGCTGAAACAGCAGAGGTTGAGCCTGCTGAAGAAGTAGAAATGAAAATGTCGTCTCAACAAAAGTTTAACAACGTAATTAATTTTTTAAAGTAATGGCTAAAAAGTACAAATTTGACCTTAACGTAGACAGCTCTGCTCTACTTCAGGCAAACCCGATAGAGTTCTACGCAAGACTTTACGGTATGGAAAACGCAGCAGGTTCTTACCGAGTTCTTGCAGGTGTAAAAAACAAAACAAAAATCGCAAACGTATTGTTTGCACAGCTTACTCAGAGTGCTGACTGCGCTTTCAATCCTACAGATTCTACGGTTTCTGCAATCGAAATTGACGTATGTCCTCTTTCTGTTCAGACTTCTGTTTGTCAGTACCAACTAGAGCAGACTTGGTTAGCTGACCAAATGGCTAAAGGGTCAAACTCTGATTTCACAGTAGCTTCTTTTATGGCTTACTTCTATGAGCAGATGGCTAACAAAGCACACGAAGAACTAGCGAAGTTAATGTGGCAAGGTGACACAGGTTCAGAAGATACTCTTCTTGACAAGTGTGACGGATGGTTAAAGCGTCTTTGTGGATTGAACGGAGTTATCCGTGCAGCAGGTGGTTCAGTAACAGCTTCTACGGTTGTTGACGATCTTGGAGATGTTCTTTCTTTGCTGCCTTCTGAAGTACCTACTACTTCTGTACGTTTCAAAGTATCTCAGAATGTAGCTACTGCTTACCGTATTGCTACAGCTTCTGCGAACACTATCAACTACACTACAGCAGCTTTGAACTTGACGTTCTTGGATATCCCTATGGATGTTGAATATGGTCTACCTAATGACACTATCTTGTTGTCAGACCCTAATAACTTCATCTATGCACTAGATGCTGAAGGAGATATTGATTCTTTGCAGATCGTTGACTTCTCTAAGACTACACTTGACCGTACTATCGGAGCGAGAGCAGACTACAAAGTTGGTTTCTACATTACAAACCCTACTCAGATCGTGTTCTGGGGAGATTGCGTAGCATCCTAATCTGAATAACAACTAAATACGGGGAGGGTTGTTTATACTTCCCTCCCTTTTTTTTAACAATTAAACACAGAAAAAAATGGCTTGTACTACTTTGACTACTATACTCAAAGGCTGCGACAACAATATGGGAGGTATCACTTCTATCTATATCAACGATATGGAGAACTTGGGTACTCTTACCGTAGATACTAACAACTGGGAGGTAACTTCTTTCGGTACGTTGGTAGATGAGTTCGTAGAGTTTGAGTTCCGTAGAAATACAGGAAACTTTACAGAAGAACTAGCAAACGACTTCATTAACGGGTCGCAGTTCTACACACAAACAATTACTCTAATGTTTCACAGACGTGAGGCATTTAAATCTAAAGCTATCAAAATTCTTGGCGAAGGTCAAAGAGATTTGGCTCTAGTTGTCGGAGATGCTAACGGTAAATATTGGTACTTTGAGAACGCTCAACTTTCGGCTGTTGCTGAAGGTTCAGGAACGGCAAAAGCAGATGGTTCTAAATACTCAGTTACTTTCGTTGCTGAGTCTGAGCATTTAGCTTACGAAGTGGATTCGGCTTTGATCCCTACTTTGATTGTTCCAGTATCTTAATCAACTTAACCTAGTTGGGAAGGGTGGCTTAACGGCTACCCTTTTTTTGTTTAGTAAACAAATACCTTTATTAAATACAATTAGTTTAAATGATTTACATTACCAAGAATAGCACCAATGAGTTTGCTCTTACGTTGACTGAAAGCACAACTATAAGCAACCCTTACTTTCTATTTAAGTTCGTTTGGGAGTATGACGAAACTTTGCCATCCGCTTACTGGGTAGGTACTGACTATTCTCTATATCCTGAACGATATAATTTGTTTTATTTAAGTGAGCCTGCCGAAGTAGACTTTAAACAAGGTCAGTATCGGTATGAGGTCTACGAAAGTCCGATAGATATAATAGTAGACGAAAACACGGATGAAACAGGACTAAACAAAATAGAAGAAGGCAGGATGGTAGTAGAAGGTGATGGTAATACAATATATGACTAATGGGTTTATTTGGAAAATTTAAAAAAGAGGATGCACCTCAAGTAGAAGTAGATGGCTATCAGTCTTTCTCTACTCCATTCTTGAAAGTACCTAGCGGAAACTTGTCGCTACCTTACATTGATTCACGTTATCAAAACAGAGGCTACGTTCCTTTCGGTGAGGACAACCTAGCACCTCAGTTATGGAATCAATTATACTATTCTTCTCCTTTACACGGTGCGATAGTTAACTATAAGACCAATGCTGTAGTGGGTGGTGGGTATTCATTCGACGAAACCAAACTAACGGCAAAAGATAAGGTAAACCTATTTGCATTTACTAAGAAGATCGGTATTAAAAAGACCTTGAACGCTATCACTAAGGACTTGATTTTACACGAAAGAGTTTACTTTATTTTAACCTTAAAGAATGGGGTGCTTACTAAGATAAAAAAAGTAGGTGCTGAAAAGGTTCGAGCAAATAAAGATAAAACAATTTACTCTATTAATGACGATTGGCAGTATTCAGGTAGCATTAAGTCTTTAACTCCTTACCATCCTAATTGTACAGATGGAGAATACCTTTACATCTACGAACTAGAGTCTGTAGGTCAAGACATTTACCCAATACCTCAGTATACTTCTGCTTTAAACTTTGCTTTCTTGTCGGGTGAAATGTCATATTTGCAGAAGGCATCTATTCAGAACTCTATCTTCCCTTCTTTCGCTATGATGTTCCCGAAAAAACCACAGGGAAAAGAAGAGATGCAGTTAATTCGTGACACGGTTAACAAGTTGAAAGGAGCAGAGAATGCAGGTAAAGCTGTAGCCTTTTTCGCTAACAATAAAGAAAGCCTACCTGAACTAGTAAACGTACCGACTAATTCAAACGATGAGTTATTTAAAAGCACTTCTGAACTAATCACAGAACAGATATGCTTTGCTCACACTATTGACCCTATCCTTTTGGGGGTTCGTACTACTGGCTCTTTAGGTAGTGGCTCAGACATCAAGCAGGCTTATGTTATTTTCGAAAAGAATGTAGTTTCTCCGCTTCGTGAGTCTGTTACAGATATAATGAATGGCATATTAAAGATAGCAGATATTGACACAAAGATAGACATTATAAACTATCAGATTATCAATGAGACTATAACCGTAGTAGAAGACGAAGGTTCTGCTACAATGGATGCGCTTAACTCTATGAGTCCACTTGTCGCTACTAAGGTTCTTGAAATGATGACTATTAACGAAGTTCGTCAGTTAGCAGGCTTACCTCCTGTTGAAGGTGGAGACGTTACTAACTCACAGGCACAGGCTCAAAATACTCCACAGCTATGATATACTTTGTCACAGAGACCTACTTAAAAAACAATACTCCGATAACTGCTAAC